AGGAGAAGATGAAGGAATCAGCGCCAGCAGCGATCAACGCAGTGACACCGCATCTCAGCGAGCTGGAAAGGGTCCTCGAGAATATGGTGACGACTCCTGGCTCTTACGTGCCAGTGCCGAGGAAGGAACCTCGCACTGTCACCCTTAGTAATCAGGGTGCTGCCAAGAAGTGAACCCTCGCTGAACGCAAGGTTGTACAGTTCACAAGGTCCCAACTGACTGGAGGGGCGTAGAAGATGGCAAAGAAGCAGGAACCTAAGAGCCTTTTTCGCAGACTGACGCGGTTGTTCCTCAGCGGTCCAGTCGTCAAGCGAAAGATTCGGGCGCTCGACACGACGATCGCAGTTGCCGACAAGACCAAGTCGTCAGGCACCCTGCTCTTTCAGAAGTCGCTGTCACCGACGTACGCGACTATCACATCCAATGCCTATAACCTGAGTGAGCGCTTGATGCGCTACCAGGATTTTCAGGAGATGGAGTACACTCCTGAGATCGCAGCGGCCCTGGACATCTATGCTGATGAGACCTGCGCGCAGGATGAGAAGGGCCGGGTGCTCCACGTCTATTCAGACAACGAAAAGATTCGTGAGCTGTTGGAGGACCTCTTCTACAACGTGCTCAACGTGGAATTCAATCTCCGCAGTTGGGCTCGTAATCTCTGCAAGTACGGCGACTTCTTCCTCTACAACGACGTGTCTCCTGAGTACGGCGTGGTCAACGCCTTTCCGATCCCTGTCAACGAGATCGAAAGGGAAGAGAACTATGATCGCGATGACCCATTCGCCGTCCGCTACCGGTGGGTCACCCTGGGCAACCGAACGCTAGAGAACTGGGAGGTCACCCACTTCCGCCTGCTGGGCAATGACATGTTCTTGCCATACGGCTCCTCCATCATCGAACCGGCACGTCGCATCTGGAGGCAGTTGATCCTGATCGAGGACGCCATGCTGGTTTACCGCGTGGTCAGAGCACCCGAGCGTCGTGTCTTCTACATTGATGTAGCCAACCTACCACCTGCTGAGGTGCCGACCTACATCGAGCAGCAACGTCAGAACTTGCGCACTGCGCCTGTCGTCGACAGGCAGACCGGCCGTGTTGACTTGCGATACAATCCGATGTCTGTCGAGGAGGACTATTTCATTCCTGTTCGCGGTGGTGAGTCGGGTACCAAGATTGACACGCTGGCCGGTGGGCAGAACACTGCAGCGGTAGAGGACGTAGCCTACATTCAGAAGAAACTGTTCGCGGCCCTTAAGATTCCACGTGCCTACCTGGGCTACGATGAGATGCTGTCGTCCAAGGCCACACTTGCGCAGGAGGACATCCGCTTCTCACGGACCATCAACGTCATCCAAAAGGTGATGATGGCAGAATTGAACAAGCTGTCTATCATCCACCTCTATGCCCATGGGTTCGATGGCGACGATCTGCAGAACTTCACTTTGCGTCTCAGCAACCCGTCGACGGTTGCTCAACAACAGAAGCTGGAACTGTGGCGCGCCCGGCTCGAAATTGCGGGTAGTGCTCCTGAAGGCATGCTCGACAAGCAGTTCCTTCGCAAGGAGATCTTGGGCCTGAATGAGGAGCAAATCTCTGAAGTCGACGAGAATCGCCTCAAGGAGAGGAAGATCGATGCGTTGATTGAGGCCGCCGGCGCGCCTCCTGGTGAGATGGGAGGTGAAGGCGGGGGAGGCGCTGGAGGCAATGATGACCTCTTCGGTGACGCTGGTGGCGCAGATGTTGCGAGTGGCGGAGGCGAAGCTGGCGGCGACGCAGGAACACCTCCAGAGGAAAACGCCGGTGAGACGCCTGAGGAAGAGAGGCCCGGCGGGCGTGGCCTGATCGTCGGCAGCGACGATCCACTGGATGAAGAGGACTTTGCCCTCCGGTTGCGTGATCTACAGGATGATAAGCCTGTCAAGAAGGTCTCGCGCCTCGACCACGTCCTCTATAACAGGGGTCGCCGTCGTACACACGGGGCGAGCAAGACGCATATGCCTGACTTTGCCAAGATGACTGGCATCGACAATCACGCGATGCAGGATCCGTTTGATTCAGATTGGATCAAGGCGATTGCAAAGAACCCGTTCTCAGAGGCACATCGTGTCAACTCCGGGTTCGCTTCGCCGGTGTTGTCGCTCGACCTCGGCCGTTCGCTAAGGCAGATGGCAGCACACTTTGGGACCTTGAAGCAAGGCACCGTCATCTCGGAAGGCCGTGACGTGCAGGATGAGATTGATGGTGAAATGCCTTCCATCGACATCGATCTGATCGATGAAGGCCGGACCGTGTTGGACAGAGCTGGGCCGTACGACGATGGTGTGAACGAGGAGGATGACGAGTGATGTCAAGGTCACATAACAAAAAGAGAAATACGGGCTTGCTGTACGAGTTCCTCGTCAGGACGATCTCACGAGCCTTGGTCGAAGGCGACAAGCGCCGTTCTGCACAAGGCCTTCGGATCATCAAACGTCACTTCAAACCCGGGACGCTGTTGCACAAGGAGTACCGTCTCATCAACTCTTTGGTGAAGACGACTGTTTCCAGCGAAGCAGTTGCCGCCTCGATCATGCAGGAGGCGAAGGCCGCGGCCCGATCCTACGATCTGAAGCAGCTTGACCGTGAGAAGTCGCTGCTAATCAGTGCCATCAACAAGCAGGTGGGTGATGAGGACTTCTACGACCAACCGGTCAACGAGTACCGCACCTACGCCACCGTCCAGACATTGCTCAACGATTGGCGTTCACCCGATCGCGATCTGGGTCGATTGGCTCAGTATGAGGATCAACTTGTCCGCCACTTGGTCGCCGAGAAGTCAGTAGACGTTGACCAGGCCTTGCCCGACGATAGCCCGGGTGAGGGACGCTTGTTGATGAAGGTGATGATGCGAAAGCTCAACGAGAAGTACGCCGGTGCCATGACAGGCGAGCAACGGCAGCTGCTGCGAGCTTATGCCTTTTCGACGGCCAACGATGACCCGCAGTCGATCAGTTTGAAGCTAGCCGAGGTCAAGCAACGCCTGCTGGCCGAAATTGATGCCTTTGAGGCACATCAGACCGTCAGTGAGCACCTTAGCAGCAAGTTGTCTGAGACCCGCAAACTTCTTGATTCGGAATTGTTGGAGTCGGTTGACGATGACACGGTGACACGCTTCATGCTGTACACTAAACTCAGCGGCGAGCTCACTTTGGAGGATGAATCATGACCGAGGCAACCAAATTGCGCCGCCTGGAGACGTACGATGTCTTCAACTACAAGGTTGAGAAGATCGACCTACCGCCCGTTCTGAAAGAAGTCGACGGCAAGCAAGTTGAAGTTCCGGGTGGACGCAAGATCCTGATGAAAGGCATCCTGCAGAAGGCTGACACCTTGAACCAGAACGGGCGCATCTATCCGATGGCAGTCCTGGAGAGGGAGGTCCGCAATTACCAGAAGTTCATCATCGAGAATCGTGCCGTCGGCGAGCTAGATCACCCTGACTCTTCCGTGGTCAACCTGAAGAACGTCTCGCACATCATCAAGGAGGCCTACATCGAGAACGGTACAGTGTTTGGGACGATCGAGGTCCTGGACAAGACGCCCTCAGGTGGCATTCTGGCCGGTCTAGTTGAACATGAAGTCAAGTTGGGCATCAGTTCTCGAGGCGTGGGTTCGACTCGCAAGCAAGGTGAGTACTACGTGGTGCAGGATGACTTCCAATTGATTTGTTGGGACATGGTCTCTGAACCCTCCACACCGGGGGCCTTCATGATCCCAGAAGGCAAGATCATCGAGGAAGCAGATCTTCGCCGCGTCTTCAACCGGTCTGACAGGATCGACAGGATCCTCAACGACATCCTGTCCTACAAGGTGAGGTGACAGATGCCTCTTGACAACCCAGGCACCGGCATCGGTGCCATTAGCGAGTTTCAGTCCTCGGCCCTTCCTTGGGTCACGTCATCTGTCGCACCTGCGACAGGCAGCCCAATCAGGCTTGATTTTCCAAAGGTGACACGGTTCATCTCTGTCAGCAACACCAGCCTCTCTGGTTCAGCGGGCGGTGGAAGCCTCAGCTTCGGTTTCACTCGGAACGGAGTGAAGAATTCGAGCAACAAGTACGTGTTGGGTGCACAGCAACAGATCACGCTAGAACTACGCGTAAAGTCACTGTTCTTGCAAGGCGAGACGGGTACTCCTGCCTTCTCTGTCTGCGCGGGCCTGACGACAATTGATGCACGCAACATGCCGCAGTTGTCGGGTACTCTGGACGGTGGAGGTGCTGGTTGGTCTGGTGTGGGCTGACAATTACGAGCCGGAGACAAGGTAACCACCGTTCACAGGTCTGCGATTATTCTGTGGGCTTCGTGTGAGTCGGTTGAACAGACCTCGGGCAAGGTGCGTGGCAAGGAGTACACTGACAACAATGTGGACGGTGTGAGATGAAGGCAACGCGAGACCAATTGAAGTCATTGGTGAGAGAGCTGCTAGTAGAGATCCTACAGGAGGGCCTGGGTCCGTCCGTCGGATCGCCAGCAGTCAGGCCCATGGCCACAGAGGCCCGGCGTCGACAACCAGCTCAAGCAAGTGGGGCCCGGCAGCGTCCTACCTTCGATCCGCGGCTCGACACCCCTCTGAAGGGGGGAAGGCAACCGACCGACCTGTTGAAGGAGGCCGTGCGACAGGAGGCAGGTGGAAATCCAATCCTAGCTGACATCCTGACCGATACTGCTATGACAACCCTGCCTTCGCAGTTGTCAAACGATAGCCCGGCCGCGAGGGGCGGCGCCGTCTCTCGATCGTCGGCGCCTGTCCAACAAGAGCAATTCAATGGTGATCCGTCAGAGATCTTCGCAGGTGGCGAAGCCAGGGGTGATGGAACGTCCCATTGGGCCGACCTCGCCTTCATGTCGGCCAAGAAGCCGCTGTGACGAAAACCGCGTAATCTACGACGGACGTGCTACTTAGGAGTAGCACGCACCGGAGTGGGTACGCACAAATGAAGACCAAGAAGCCGATCAAGCTGACACCAGGACTCCTCAGGAACATCATTGAGGAAGAAGTCAAGGGCTTCGGCAAGATGACGGACGTTGATAGCGTCGATGCTGAAGAAACTGACGCTGACGAGTTCGCTGACAGTGTCGAACGTACTGTCGACCATGCCAAGGCCAACGGAATCAAGGAAGCCAATACCCTCGATGGACACGTCGACTACATGAAGGCCCTCAAGATCGAGGAAGCCCGTTTGGCCAAGCGTCTGACGCGGGTACGCGAGGCCCTGAATAAGGGTGCTCGCAAACTAGTCAACGCTCGGGTTGTCTGAGGAAAGGCTGAAAGGAGACGACCATGGGAGTCCTCGGTAGGTACACGACATACGTGGGCGGCGTTGCTACAGACGCCCACAAACTACTGGCCAAGTTGTTTCCTGCTGACGCCAGCTACCCGACGATGCAGGCCATGCAAGGAGCTCTTCCCGCGGGCAATGAGGCAGCCGCACAGGCAATTGTCCAGAAGAATGCGACGGCCAACGTCGACGCTTCAGGCGTAGGCGGTCTCCGGCCGGCCAACGGCGTGCAGCAGGGTGATTTGGGCATGTTCCCGACTGGCGTCCTCAGCGGCTACGGTGGATCACCTGACGTGTCCGCCGTCAAGTGGCAAAACGCAGGCGACCCAGCCAACCCGTATGCTCCTGACATCACGTCCCCCGGCCCAGGTAAGACAAGTGGCAAGGACAAGAATGTCGACCCGAAGATCTCGATTGCCGACTTGCAGGAGTTCTCGACCACTGAGGACCCCGAAGGCCAAGGCCTACGTGTGCCGGCCAACGTCGGTCCATCCATCTATGCCAACAACACTATTGGCTCGCCTCAGAAGACGGGCGATTCAGGCGGTAACGTCTGAACCATCACCCATCTTGGTCGTGTGGTCGATACTTAGTCCCAGGTTCGCGGAGAGAGCATGACGAAGCAGCTGTACGAAGAGGCGCTAGCAGACGTCAAGAAGGTCAAGCAGGTGGCCGAGGACAACGCCAAGCGCGCCGTGCTCGAGGCGGTGACACCTCGGATTCGGGAGTTCATCGACAGCGCCCTTTTGGGGGAGCCCATCGATGGCGAGGCGCAGGCCGAGCCCGAAACGCCACCGCTTGATGATGAGCTGTTGACTGATCTGGTTGCTGCCGATCCTTCGGCAGCGGTTGGAATCGGCAACGCAGGGCCAGCGGCCGCTATTTCCCCGCCTGATGCAGCCGGGAAGGTGACCCTTGACATCGACGGCCTGTACGGAGCAGAGACAGGCACTGCGGTGCCGCCTCCTCTGTTTGGCGCGTCAGTTTCCATCGACGGAGACGAGGAACTCGGACCAGGCTCGCCGCCGGGCCTCGGACCACAGAGCCCAATGGGTGGCAATGTGGCCATGCCTCCGGGTGAAGAAGAGCTCGAGATCAGTCTCGAGTCATTGCGTGCTCTAAAGCCGCTGACAGGGCGCCGTAAGCCGACCTTGGGTGAGGCAGTCGACGCCCTGGCAGAACAGGTGTCGACCTTCAAGAAGGCTGGTCGAATCGTCCGGTCGTCCCGCGGGTTCCGTGCGCAAATCGCTCAGATGATTTCACGAGTGGAAGATATGTATGAGCACGTGCAGGAGAGGGTCTCTGACCCGATGCGGAAGAGCTCATACGAACACCTGCTCGAAGCGTCGTACAAGGACCTCAACAAACTCCAGGAGTCGGAATCAATGACAATGTCGCAGAAGACGAAGAAGGGCCGGGTCAACGAGGCCGATCTCACGCTGAAGCTTAGCGGTTTGCCTGAGGACGCTGTCGAGGACGATGCCCTCGATCAGATCTCTGTTGATCTTGTCACCGGAGAAGACGAAGAGGGCGCCGGCGATGAATTCGGTGGCGAGGATGACATGGGGGGCGACGAGGAGATGGACGGCCTTGACTTCGGAGGCGACCAAGGCCAGGAAGGTGTAGATCAGATGGAGAGCCGCGCGTTGAGCGATGACACGATTGTCGAGATCGACGAGAAGATGCTGAAGCGTGAGATCGCTCGGATGCGGAGCCTCCGCGAGGATCATTCCGCCACCGGCGGGTCGGAGACGAAGGCACAGTCGTGGGGCAACGGTCCCGATCATTTCGACGCCTTCGGCGGAGGCAAGGACGAGGGTGAGTTCGACGAGCAGGACATCGTCGACAAGTCACCGGCTCCCGGGGCCCTACCTTTGGGTGAGGCTGACGGTGACCTTGACGAGGGTGACGACCTGTCAGAGGTCGATGGTGATGAGATGGAAGAGGCCGTCGACCCGAACGGCATGGGCGGCAACAATCACCAGCCGACCAACAAGCAGGCACGGACGCCCGGTGATAGCGCTGCCGTCACTCGTACTGAAGGCCTGAAGCGTCTCAGCTTTGAGAAGAAGCTGCAGGAGCGGGCAAAGGTCCGTGCCTCCGCATTGAAGGCGGAGGGTGCCAGGTCGAGGGGTGCCAAGCTCAACAAGATCAAGAAGGAGTACGCTCTGGTGGCTCGTCGCTTCAACGAGTCGGTCGAGCGCTCCAGGAAGTTCCAGCGGATCGTGGCCGTGGCCACGAAGAAGCTGCAGGAGGCGCGCTGGAATAGCGCTGCCACACGGCCCGCGGAGGTCAAGGCCGACGAGTCCCTCCGCAAGAAGTTGGCAGAGACGAATCTGTTCAACGCGAAGCTCCTCTACACGAACAAGCTTCTGCAGCTCGAGCAGCTGAATGCGCGGCAAAAGGCGCAGGTCATCAAGCAGCTCGACAATGCGAAGACCATTCGGGAGGCCAAGCTGGTCTACGAGAGCCTCACCAGCACGCTGGCAGGTTCGCAGAAGACCATGACGGAGGGCGCGGATCGCAAGGTCTTCGGCTCCGGTTCTCGGGCGACCCGCCCGGCGTCAACGCAGTCCCTCAACGAGGGCTACGAGGCCGAACGGTGGGCGCAGCTCGCGGGCATCACCAAACGGTGATGCAGGATACGGTCCTCGCCACTAGATAGAGATCAGGAGAGACTCATGAAGTCGTTCACGTTCGAACAACTCGCCGCCGGTATCAAGGAGCGGCACGTCGGTGCAGAGCGCGCCCGTCTCGTGGAGAAGTGGAGCCGTACAGGTCTGCTTCGAGGCCTCGATGGCTTCAAGCGAGAGACAATGGCCCAGCTCCTTGAGAACCAGGCAGCACAGGTTCTGAAGGAAGCTGGTAACTCAATCTCGACTGGCGGCGCCAACGTCGCCTCGAGCGGCCAGATCCAAGGTTTCTCGAACATCGCGTTTCCGATCGTTCGCCGCGTCTTTGGTGGTCTGGTCGCCAACGAGCTGGTGTCGATCCAACCGATGAGCCTGCCTTCGGGCCTCATCTTCTACCTCGACTACACCTACGGCAGCAACGTCGGCGGCAACGCAGGCGTCGGCCTGTCTGACTCCGCGACGGCGGAGACGTACCAACGGGGTCAGTCGATCTACAACAACCCGACGGGCCGCGGCATTCAGTCGGGCTCGCTGGCCACAGGCGGCATGTACGACCTGGTCAACACCGGCTACACCAAGGTGCACCAGGCCAGCACGACAGTCTCGGGCTCGAACCTCGCCGTCGGCGTGTTCAGTGGTCCCAACCAGACCTTCGTCTCGGGCACCATTGCGGCCTACAGCGACTTCTCGGGCAGCAACGCCCGGTTCATGAACTTCGACCCCCAGGTCGACGTGGACCTGCAGAGCAGCCTGCTCAACCTGACGTTCGTCCACCTCTCGGTGGCAGCGTTGCAGGCGGGCATCCCGAACGGTGACTTCCTGGCAGTCGACCAGATCGCCATCACTGCATTCCAGGGCGCCGGCGGCGCGGTCGAGTGGACTGACTCATACCAGAGCGGTAAGGGTGTCCTCAACCTGCGGCGCCTCAACAAGCGCGGCAACTTCGTTGCTCCGACATACACAGCCGGTGGCAACCTGATCGCAGGCGGCAACTTCACGCCGGCCCCGCTGAATGGATCGCATGTCCAGTTCGTGCTACGCCTGACGGTGAATGGTGCGGCCCCGACCATGAACACTGCCACTCAAGCAGTGTCGATGGCGATCGCTGACCAGGTGTCGAGCTTGGGCGAGACCACGAACTCCGGTGCGGGCACCACGCTGACGATCCCGAGCTTCGAGTCAGACTTCGGTGTGACGCCATCGCCGGCCATCCCGGAGATCGACATCAAGATCGAATCTCTGAGCATCACCGCGACGACACGCAAGCTGCGCGCTCGTTGGTCTCCGGAGCTTGCACAGGACCTCAATGCGTACCACTCGATGGACGCCGAGGTCGAGCTGACCAGTATCCTGTCGGAGCAGATCGCTCTCGAGATCGACCGCGAGATCCTTCAGGACCTCGTCACTGAGGCGAACGGCGCGAACATGTACTGGAGCCGCGCTCCGGGCAAGTTCGTCAACAAGCTGACGGGTCAGCCACAGGTGCTGAACACGTCACTCTCGATCGGTCCGTCCTTCACTGGTACGGTCCGCGAGTGGTACGAGACGCTGATCGAGACGATCATCGACTGCGCCAACACGATCCACCGCAAGACCCTCCGCGGCTCGGCCAACTTCATGGTCACCAGCCCGGACGTCTCCACCATCCTCGAGTCCTCGGTGCTGTACAAGCCGAAGTTCTCGATCGACGGTGAGGGACAGGTCGGATCGCCCTTCACCATCGGTGCCGAGGCGATCGGTACCTTGAGCAACCGCTTCACGGTCTACAAGGACCCGTACTTCCCGAGGAACCGCATCCTCGTCGGGTACAAGGGTGGCAGCTACCTCGAGACGGGCTACGTCTACAGCCCCTACGTGCCGCTGATCGTCACCCCGACGATCTTTGCACCTGAGGACTTCACGCCTCGCAAGGGCGTGATGACCCGGTACGGTAAGAAGATGGTTCGGTCCGACTTCTACGGGACAGTCACAATTCTTGACATGAACATCATTTGACGTGATGAACGTCATCTGAATCCTGGCTCGAAGGCCCGCAACCACGGGCCTTCGCCCATTTCTGGCCCTCAATTCCTCAAATGCTAGCCCACCAATGGCCCACAAAATAATCGTGGGTCAGACAACGGTGGCTACTGCCTAGTACACCGACAATAAACTGCCCATTGCGAGCAGAAGAAAAGCAGCACCTCACCTTGTACACAGAAGCAGTTGTACTGTACCTCTATCTCACACAGTAGATTAGGGAGCTTCTAGTGAACAACGCCAACCAACATGCGACCATTTGTACCCGCATCGACCGCAACGGCCGGCTTCGCACCGAGACCGCGGGTCGTGATTCGGGTTTCGATGTGTCCATTTCGACCGACACCCGTAACAATAGCACGAAGGTCTTCATTGATGAGACAGGCCGCACTTCGGGGGGCTTCGGCAAGTCAGGCGCGGTCCTGTCGCTCGACGGTCGGCAGGCACGTACGCTGTACCGTGTGTTGCGGCGACATTTCGCCGCCCAAGGTAAGCAAATCGACTGATCCTCCGCTCAACCAGGAGCCACAAGCATGAAGATCAACAAGAAAGAAGCCTTGGCACTCGCCAAGGTGCTGCACCGGCATACTGGATCTGCCCTTCCAGTTGGGCTACTGTCCAAACACGATGAGACGATCCGCGAGCTGGTCACTCGCCTGGACCACTTCATGGTCGCCGGCGCCGAAGACGGTGACGATGAGGACGATGAAGATGACGAGCAGGAAATGGCGAGCGACAACGAGGTCAACGCAAGTGACCTGCATGAACTCACGCCAGTGAAGGCAACCAACGGCACCATCGAATTCGAATACGTCTTTGACGATCAAGCTTCGCGCCTCAACCTGTTGCTCGATGGAGAGACGTTCATCGAGCATGTCACATATCTGCGGCGTCACCGGGACTCACTTGAGGTCAAGGCCTCCGCTCGTGATTGGGCCGCCTTCGAGGTGAACAGGTTCCCGAAGGGTTGGGCCTCTCTGTTGCCCGTCCATCAACTTTTGACGGTGGAGTACTGAACATGAAGCTCAATCTCACTCCCAAGGAATTGCTGGTTCTCTACAACCTGCTCTACACGCAGCAAACGGAACAAATCAGGTTCAAGTATGAGCCGGGTACTAATCCGATTCCTGACCACGTCTACCTGGATCAGGTCTTTGGCCGCGTCAAGTCGCTCATCATCGTCAGCATTGGGCGCCAGTCGGATGACCCTGCAGACGCCAAGAAGGTGCGCGTGGAGGAAGTCCTGGCCCACGAGCAGTCAAAGATCGACGGGTTGCAGGCCGAGCTAGTCTCCATTGCGAAGCAACCGACGAGACTCACGGATGACGCCAGTAAGCTCGACCCGGACTTCCTGATCCCACACCGCGATGAGGACCTGGTCGTGCCTGAGTATCCGACGCGCATGCGGCCGCGTCAAGGTGGTCACCACGGCCGCAAGAAGTGAACATCACCCGCATGGGTGATACCTACAAAAGGAGGTCCTCGTGGCCACTCCACGTTCCTTGACATCCTGAACTGCAAGGACCTCTTCATGGGGGCGACAGGTTTCGACGTGGCAAAGATTCCTGACGCTGCAGGCACCGGCGCACGAGGGCCCGGTTTACTAACCCTAGTGACGTATAGACGCCAACGACAACGGCATCGCTTCCGCTCAGCGCCTCGCGGCCTGACGGATTGGGTTCCTGGCGCCTCGAAACAGAACGCCAGGGAAAACGCCGAGGAACCAGGCGCAAACTGGAACGCGTCAAAGCACTGGACGTGAAACGTAGTGCCGTCCGCGATGGTCTGGGACGTTAAAGTTTGGCCGGATAGGCCCGCCCGAAGGCCGATCAACTAGACGGGACAAGCCTGTAGAAGCGTTCGGTTGACGTGTTGCGGACCCGGGTTCGATTCCCGGCGCTCCCACCTATGAAAGTGCAGACAGGTCCCAAGCGAGCTAATGCTCACCGACCGGGACATTCAGTCCTTGCAGACAGGATTGCAAGAGATATCATCGGAATGATGTTGGCTGAGGCCTTCGTCGTTGCCAAATCAGTCAATTGTCGAATCGTCGTCAGAAAGCTCGATGGCGTGCCCCACCGGCCCGTTTGGTCGGGCCGCGGAGAATTCCCAGTCTTCGTCGATGTTTCCTTGGGAATCGTCAGAAGGAGCTGGGCGAACCCGCCTACCTAGCATGCAGGTGTACCTACACGGGTGCTCCAAGTAGGTTAGGATCGGCACATGTCAGCTTCAACAGAACGGTTGGTCGAGCAGATCAAGCTCATCGAACAGGCGATCGCCGCGGCCGAAGCCGCGGGTACGGACGCCTTGCCTCTCAAGGCGGATCTTCGCCATTATCAGCGCAAGTTGTCGGCCAGCAACGAGGCCCTGAACGAGGGGAAGCAAGTCCTGAAGGACTAACCTATGAGCAAGTCCAGTTGGGACCAGCGCTTTCTCGAACTCATGGAGCGAATTCGAGCAGCAGCAGTTGCTGGGACCGATCCGCGTCCGCTACACGAAGAGTTTGAACGTTTGATGGCGGAAAAGCCGCCGGAGAAGAAAGATGTCACAAGCACAAAGGGTTGACCTCTACCAACCGATCGCCAGCAGCGACGGCCGCCGGCCTCCGCTGGTCATCAGGGTTGGCGTCCCAAACACGCAATCGATCAGCGAAGGCGTGCCCGCGGGTGGCTACCGCGCCGAATCGTACGTTCTGTTGTCGGCCTTACCCACCGAACTGCGCAAGCGCGTCGAACTAGCAGTGCAGTCGCTAGTCTCTTCAATCTGACATCATGTACAGCGTGCCATAGAGTGGTTGAGTGAGTTACCACGGATATGCACCTGTCGTCAAGCGTTTCCTCTTGGACGAGGTTTCGCCAAATAAGCAACCAACCTTGCTCGAGGTAGGCGTCGATCGCGGCGTGATGATGATTCCCCTCGTGGCCTTTCTGGCCCGCACTTGCCCAGCCTTCGGCTTCATCGGAGTCGACGTCAAGGTTCAGGAACAGGTCGTCCTGATGCTGTCGAACCTCGACCTGCAAGCCAACCAAGTCGCACGTTGTGTCGAGGGAAATAGCCTTGACGTGTTGCCAAAGTTCGTTGAACATGGCGCAAAATTCGACGTGTTGTTGCTGGACGGTGATCACAATTACCACACCGTGTCTAGGGAACTGGGCTGGTTGGAAGATTTGACCCATCCCGGATCACTGGTCATCTGCGATGATTATGATGGACGGTGGGCAGAACGTGACCTGTGGTACGCTGAGCGAGAGGACTACGTTGACGTCAAGAGTGCTACTCTTCGTGTGGAGACAGAGAAACACGGTGTCAAGGCAGCCGTCGATGAGTGGCTTGCGACCCACCCCGAGTGGCGCAAGTCGCAACCCATCAAGGGTGAGCCGGTCGTTCTGAGGAGGGGAAGATGAAGAAGTTTTCAACGTCAATCGCAGTGTTTGCGCTGGCCCTGTCACCCATCTTTGGGTATGCCGTCTGTTCGCAGCCTAGGCCGATTACGGTGACCGAACAAGTCGACGTGGACGATCAGGGTGAGACGATCTACGATCAGTTCGATGATCCTGAAGACGATTGCGTCGATGAGGTCATGCCAGCCACGGGTGACCGGATCTTGGTTGTGGGTGACTCTGAGGCGTGTGCTGTCGGAGCCTACGCCGATGACAAGGTGTGGCGGGCCAAAGCCGGGCTTGGCGCTTCTGATGATGTGGTCGGTGTCTGGTGCAAGGCATCGACTCCTATTGAATACTGGAGCGAGCAGGGGCACATGCTCGAGGCGATCAGCGAGTTCGAACCAACCGTCGTCCTCGTCTTTCTGGGAACCAACAATTATGGGGCGAAGAAGGCTCCTGACGTGGAACCCATCCTCGACTTGGTCAAGGAAAGGGACTTGCGCTGCGTCTGGGTGGGCAACACCGCCGTCAGAGGCAAGAACTGGGCCATCAACGGCCTGTTGCGCGATGCAGTCACGCCCACGTGTCGCTACTTTGACACTGAGGCTGACCATATCGTGTTGTGGGACGGGATCCACCCAGGCGCGTCTGAGGCGCAGCGATGGTTGAAGGACGTGTGGAGGACCATCCCGGCGAAGAACGAAGACGGAGAATGCACATGGTGAACAAGAGTGCTGACAAGAAGCGTCTGGCAGTAGAGATTCTGCCGGGTGTTGAGGTCTCAAAAGCCCTAATCGACTCGGCGACCGAGACAACGCACGACACTACGAAGGTTTCACTGATCGATGAGGCACGTGAACGTGCCAAGGCACAGAAGGTCGTCAGTGACAGTGAGCTGCGAAACGTCATCGATGTCTCCAAACAGATCACACAGGCCCTTCTCGATCAAGTCGGCAAGCCTGAACCGCGCCGCATCAATGTTGACGATTTGCCGCCATTCTTGAAGCGTGCAGTGGTCGCGTATGTGACCATGCGCGAAGCGCAGGATGAGTACGCCGATGCTGTCAATGAACTGGCCAAGAATGGAGCTGTCGATTCCACGTCGCCTGAGAAGGTCGTAACGAACAAGGCAATCAATGTTGATCCTACGAAGCTAGTTGACATTGTCACACTAAACCCAAGGCACTTAGTGTGACAATGTCAAATTGGCAAGTGCCTATTGTCGAGCTTGCCACGACAGATGATCCACGCTTGTGAGGTGTGGTAGGATCGTGACCGAGCCATGACAGCGTATGCCGTGTCAGATGTAGTGCACGTTGCCAACGTCGTACAAGTGACGGGCAGCTTCGTGTCACAGCAAGCTCGAGCTTCGAGCGCTATCACCACCGTTTTTACTGCCAGCCAGACGAGCCAGCAGTTCGCTGCTAATAACTCAAGTCGCTTGGGAATTACAGTCAATAGCGAGTACAGTACGTTTGCTGGGTACCTGTACCTCTCACTCGGCGTACCTGCCACTACGTCTTCATACGTCACTGCACTTTGGCCTGGTTCATACTGGGAAGCGCCGTATGGATATACGGGCGCGATTTATGGTCTTTTTGTGACTACTGAAGGCGGTTGCACAGTCACGGAGTTCTTCTGATGGGTCAAACTAATCCGCCTACGGTTCTAGCGTTCACTGCAATGCCGATGATCGGCAGTACCGTTCCAGTGACCGGATCCGGTCCAATGGTCGTCGCTGGCCGCGCGGCGTCAGGCAGTGAGATGCCGATTCTTGTCGATGACGTCACCGGTGCTGTGTTTGTCACTGGAGCGTTGGGCGTAGCATTTCCGACAAGCGTGATTATCACAGGCAGCGTAGCGATTGACAATTGGCCTGATTCCTTCGGTGGAGGTTCGATCACCAATTCTGTGTCCGTCTACACTCAAGGCGCACAGTTGGTCAGCGGCAGTGTCAATGTTTCCGGAACCATCGCGTTGGATCGTGGTAACAGTGCTCTGAATCCACTCTACGTCAGTGGATTGGGCGGTGTTGGTTCAACTGCTTCCTCGCTCGGCGTCTACACACATGGCGCTCAACTGGTGTCTGGTTCTGTCAACGTTTACACTTCTGGACTCCAGGGCATTTCAGGCACGGTGAACGTATCCGGCCCTGTTCAGACGTATGGATCTGGCATTCAAGCAGTGTCGGGTTCTGTCTCTGTGTTCACCCAGGGTGCTCAGTTGGTCAGTGGCACGGTGAGCGCAGAGGTCACCGGTACTGTCGCGTTGGATCGTGGTAACAGTGCTCTGAATCCACTCTACGTCAGTGGATTGTCGGGAGGCTCTACGGGTGGTGGCGGTTCTGTCTACACTCAAGGCGCGCAGCTGGTGTCCGGGTCTGTTAACGTCTACACTCAAGGCGCGCAGTTGGTATCCGGAACTTTGACGATGACAGCGACTGGTTCATTGCCTGTCACTGGGTCCGGACAATTTTTGGTCGCTGGTTCCACTGTCTCTGGTTCGCAGCTTCCATTGCGTATTTTGGATAATGGATCTCTCGCAGTCGATTTTTCATCATTGAATCCACCCGATGGTGATACGATCGTCGGCAATGACGCTAGCAATGCGTTGGGAGCATTTACTGGGCCTGGACATGTGACGTTGATTAACGATGGACCAGGCATCATTCGAGTTAGAAGTTCAGCGAATCCTCCTACTTCTGGGTCAGGATTTCCGATGACGATCGGTTCTTACTCTTGGAGTGCCAAGGCGATTGACGCAATTCGCGTCTATGTTCCAACATCGACGAATGTTTACTGGGGCGTTCACCAATGAGCAGTTATCCGTCATTTGTACCAAGAGGGCCAGCAGGTGCAGCTGGACCAAGCTGGATTACGCCATTTGCTCTCGTAGCATACGTGAATCAACCCGTTGTCTACTCTGACAACAATCATTATACGCTCGGCATCAAGTTTCGAGTGATGGAAACGATTGTAGTCACGGGGCTTGACGTTCTCTATTTTGGGAATGGAGCTACTGAGGAGACGGTCACTGCTGCTATTTGGGCGTTAGATGGTCCTGGTGCATCTGACACCGTTCCATTGGCATCAGGTGATGCCGTGGGGCCTGCAAGCGCTACAAAAATTCTCTTGCAAGCTGATTTTACGGCTCCCATTACGCTTAATACGGGCGTGACGTATATCGCAACATACACGAATGCTAGTCGCGGAATTTGGATCTTGTCGACTGATCCACAGTCGCCTACACGCCAAACAAATTACGGGATCGTACAAGCCTTCGGTCAGGGCTGGTACGGGTTCGGTTTTTCACGTCCATGGGCATTGAGTGCTGACAACTTGTATCCAATCGATTTTAGGCTATGAATGGCGCGATTAACGCTGTGTGATGTGTCACTGACGTGTTTATGCGTTCGATTGTTGTGTTGAGATCGTAACATCAATGGCATTGTTGCACAAAACCGTTGACTTTGGCCGATATCGTTCTGGGTTGACTGGATCGAATGGCGTTCGATATGACATCATTGATGCTAGCGGAAATTTGGTTGTGCAAACGCCAAGTAGCATTTATGAAATCATGACGGGTAGCGGCATGTATGCCGCTAGTGTGGATTTTCCTGCAAATTTTCGTGGACAGATTGTATGGACCTGTCCAAGTGTGACTGCTTCATGGGGGTCATTGCCCGTCACGTACGCTACCGAGCAGTTCAACATTGAAGAGAACGATCCGAGGCTAGCAGACGTCTGGCAGATGGTCAATGACATCACCGGATCTGTCCAGGGATTGTACGACGTGGCTTTTGGACGTTGGAAGATCGACGTCAATACCAACAGGATGGTGTTCTACCGCGACGACAATACGACCGTAGTCGCTACTTTTGATCTGTTGGACAGTTCTGGTGCCCCTACATTCGATGGCGTCTTTGAGCGCCGCTTGGTCGGAACAGTCACGCCGTGAACAAGATCGTCACCCGTGGGTTCGGTCCCAAACTCGTCACGGCGGGTGCGGCCGGTCCGGTGACGCAGGGCTATGGGTCGGGCTTTGTCTTGGTGACGGTGGAGCTTGTTGCCCCCGAAGAACGACCTGTCCGCTTACGGACAATGGGACAGTCGGGGACCAAACGGGCGATGGCAGCCATGGACACTGTCGTGGTCTGGGCCAAGCTTGTCAAAGTCGATGGCGTTCCACCCGACAAACCTCTGGCTGGTTGGATCCGGGTCTTGGTAGACAGGGACGTCAGCAAGGCCCGAGCCTTGGGAGAGCACGTAGCGTCTCGGGTCAAGAACACATGGGCAGAGGCGCGGGTTGAGGTGACCCGGGTCCCGCGCCGTCCATAGTTATTAGCGTGGACAAGTTGCTTGAGACAATCGAGCTCGATATCGAAGAACCAGCAGAGTTGACCTTCAAGGTCAAAGTGGAAGGAGTTGACCCCGCGCCGGCACAGGTGAGGTTGGTCTGCGAGGCGGGCGCCATGTCACTCATGTTTGATGGACGCTCGGTGGGCAATGACATGGTGCAGTTCGACCTGCCGACCATGAGCTCACACCTGAAGGAAGGCAGCTACCTGAGTCGAGTAGAGGTCCTCATCGAGAACCGCTACTTCGCACCTGTCAGGTTCAACCTCGACCTGAAGAAAGCGGTGACAGTGGTGGCGGAAGCAGTACAGGTCACCTCGCGTCGGCCTGCCGAACCTGTCGTCAAGGTCAGCGCTGAACCGGTGGTCCGCCCACAGCAGCCCAAGCCCGTAGCCCGCCCTGCAGCACCACCAATTGCTAAGCCCCGTCCGCTGTTGACATTGAAGGAACGCTACGCAGCCCGACAGCGTAGCTGATGAGGTTGCCGCACGTCCATAGTTACGGACGTGCCGACCTTCGCCCAGACCCTGCGACCCACCCCTTACGGGTTCTTCGACTCTGACCCGGCCTTCCAGCAGGAGGCCGACGGGACGGTCGCCTTCGTCAAGAGGAAGATGGGCGATGACGTCCTCAGCGTTGAGCTGACCCAGAAGGAGATCTGGGCATGCCTGGAAGAAGCGACCCTGGAGTACGCACGGTACGTTCAAGAGATGAAGATCGTCAGTGAGCTGGCCAACGTCCTTGGTCAACCCACTGGGTCAGCTGACTTGACCAACAAGTACCCACAACGCAGCATCGACTTCTTGTTGCGAATGGCCGACGCATACGCATACGCGGCCAGCGTCGGTGGCAGCTATGACGCTAAACTGGGCTACTTTGACCTGAGGGCGGGCAAGCAGGACTACAACATCTACACCGAGTTGTCGTCGTCTGTCACCAGCAGCCTGGTCGTCAATACCTTGGCCTCAGGCAGCGTTGGCAAGTTGAGGATCGTTGAGGTCTTTCACTTTGAGCCGTTAGCGGCTCAGACCTTTCTGCTGAATGCCAGCAACATCACAAACTTTCTAGCGACTAACTTCAACTACGAGTCCTACGTCAACAGCACCGTCTTCTACGTGTTGCCTGTCTTTGAGGATGTCCTCCGGCGCGGGATGTTGAAGGAGGCGTTTCGGGTCAGGCGCTCCAACTACAGCTATCAGATCATCGGTAGTAACCTCCGCATCTTCCCGATCCCGACATCCAACATCGACCTGAACCCAGCGTCGAGGCTCTACGTCAAGGTGATGCCGCCCATCGACCTGTTGAAGCCTCCATTCCAGGACGACTCGATTTACGGCATCTCCGGACCAGAGAACGTGCCTTTCAGCATCCTGCCTTATGGGACGATCACAGTTCCGGGTAGACAGTGGATCCGACAGTACACGCTGGCGCTCGCTCGCGAACTGTTGGGCCTGACTAGGTCGAAGATCAAGACAATTCCGATCCCTAACGCAGACCTACAACTCAACGGTGAGGAGTTGGTGAGCCAGGGTCGGGAAGACAAGGAGCGATTGGTCACCAACTTGAAAGAGTTCTTGAACCGATTGACCACTGAGGAGCTGCTGAAGAGCCAAGCGACGATGGCAGAATACGCGCAAAAGATGCTGCGGATGACGCCCATGCCATTGGGCAAGTCGATCGTGTTGGGTTGAGGAGGTAGCATGGCCAGGCTTTTTCTGACGACTCGGGAGCTTAACTTCATCAGTGACATCACTAAGGAGCTCATCAAGGACGTGGTGGGCCAAAAGGTCTACTACTATCCGATCAATGAGGCCAAGACGAAGACAGATGAGGTCTATAACGAGGCGTTGAAGAAGGTCTTCGACAACCCGATCGCCCTCGATGCGTTGGTCGATGCCCGGTTTCAGTCAGACACAAAAATCGACCAATTCGGCATTGATGCTCAGTTCAAGATCGAAGTCTTTCTGCAACACCGTGACCTGGTCGAAAAAGGCATTGTGGTGGCCATTGGCGACTTCTTCTCCTTCAGCGATGTCTTCTACGAAGTGACAGAACGCGTCTTCATGCGCAACATCTATGGCCTGGCTGAACACAAGGACGGCGTCAAATTGATTGGAACCAAGGCCCGCGATGGGCAATTCAAGGCCCTCACCATCGGACCGACTGACATCAGTCGGCCTGACGCGGATGCGGTACAAACGACGTTCCGCCAGCAACGAGGCCAAGCTGTCAATGCTGATGGCCCGACGGGCGACGTGCGAGCGCTGCAGGACCCCGCAGTGGTGGGTCTTCCCATCACTGGTGCCAAGGAAGTGTCGCCACGTGGTGACAAGGACGGTTCCGGAACTTCTGCTTTCTACGATGAGGAGTGAGCTATGACGACACGTTACATGGCGCGCTCGCAGTCGAGGTTCGGTGTTCCTGGTCTGCCGTCGGGCTATGACGGGAAGTCATCGCCCGAAATTGCCATCCCGTCTGTCGGCATCGAGGACGTCGACAAGTCTCTCTTCAAGCTCTTTAACGAGCAGGTCTCGTTGGTGGTCGGTGGGGATGGGGCAGAGTCCAAACGAGTGCCCGTCGTCTTCTATGCCGGCGAGAAGTGGGCCCTCAACAAGAAGCTGCGAGCCTTGCGAGACCGCAATGGCTCGCTGATCTTGCCCCTGGTGACTGCCGTCAGGACGAGCGTAGTTCAGGACACGACTTTCGACATCACGGGCCGCGGCATCAACCAGCAGACTGGCGAGATCGTCATCCACAGACGGCTCGATAAATCGGACCGTGGGTACCAAAACCTCATTAACAGACTTTTCTTGAGGCACCAGTCGAACCTAGGTGTGCCTCCGACTGTGGCTGGTGTCAATCAATTGACTACCCTGAGAGAGGTAGGCGAGCTAGCATATGATCCCATCGTGCAGCAAGGTGGTCTGCTGGCCAGCAACCGACTCAACAACGTTTTTGAGACAATTGTGGTCCCAGCGCCGCAGTTTTTTACCGCAACGTATGACGTGGTCTTGTGGGCACAGTACACGACCCACATGAATCAGATGATCGAGTCGCTGATCAATTCCTTTTTGCCGCAAGGCAATTCCTGGCGCCTCGACACGGAAAAAGGCTATTGGTTTGTGGCGAACGTGGACAGCAATCAGTACACTGCTGACCTCAACGCCGATGACTATTCGCAGGCCGAGCGAGTCATCAAGTACCGTTTCACTGTTAAAGTTCCAGGCTACGTATTGGCGTCCAACGTCCCTGGCGCTCCTGTTCCGATCAAGCGGTACGTGTCGTCGCCAACGATTTCATTCCAAGCTGGCACTCAGGGTGATGTCCAGCTTGCCGGTGTAGGCGAGGTAGTAGAGCCTTTCTTGGGGGCTGATGACCCGACTTTGCCTTTGGATGACAGCAACATTGGG